GATCCGTCGTACTTTCCCAGAGCTTATCACCAACGAAATCGTAGGTGTACAGCCAATGAGTGGACCAGTAGGCCTAGCCTTCGCCCTCCGCTACAAGTACGAATCAGATCCTCTCGGTGCAACAAGCCCAGACGGCGCTTACGGTGCCGCTTCCAATACCCCACAGGGTTGGACAGTAGCATCTGACGGTACTGAAGTAGGTTGGAACTACCTTAACACCCGCTTCACCGGTACATCCGCAAGCTGGCTCTCAGGTGGTGCAACTGGTATCACCGGTTCCGAAGCCTTCAACATCGTTGGAAACGACCAGGGTGTAGCAAATCTTCTTGCTAACTTCGAATTAAGCTCAAACATCCCACAGATGGTTGTAGCTTTCGAAAAGACAGCAGTTGAAGCTGGTACCCGTCGTTTAGCAGCTCGTTGGTCCGTTGAACTTGAGCAAGATCTCAAGAACATGAACGGTATCGACATCGATAACGAGCTCACAAACGCAATGAGCTATGAAATTCAGGCTGAAATTGACCGGGAAATGGTAATCCGTATGTGCCAAGTTGCAATCAATGCAGGCTTTGGTCAGGGTTACTCAGTATGGTCTCCAGTTTCTGCTGACGGCCGTTGGTTAGGTGAGCGCAACCGCGACTTCTATGCCCGCTTAATCGTTGAGGCAAATCGCGTTGCTATCCGTAACCGTCGTGGCGCTGCAAACTTCATCGTTGCTACCCCACGTGTTTGCGCAATGCTTGAAATGCTTCCTGAGTTCCAATGGTACCCAGTACAAGGCAATGTCAACACACAACCTGTTGGCATCGCTAAGGTTGGTACCGTAGGCGGACGTTTCAACGTTTACCGCGATACACGCACTGAAGCTCAATACCAAGTAGGTACCCGTGGTACTGTTCTTGAGTATGCACTTCTCGGCTACAAGGGTACAGAGTATTATGACACTGGTATCGTTTACTGCCCATACATCCCAGTATTGGTACAACGCACCATCGGTCCTAATGACTTTGCTCCACGTGTAGGCTTAATGACCCGTTACGGCGTCATTGACCACATCTTTGGTGCAAACCTCTATTACCACCTCATCATTGTAACTGGTCTAGGTACATCCTTTACCCCAGGTACACAGTCAGTATTCCTCTAAGAATACTACACCTAAGAGGTGTTTTAAAAAGAACCCGCCCAGAAATGGGCGGGTTTCTTATTCTAATTTTACTAAATATTAACACTTATATGAAACCCATTAAATTAATATCTGTATTAGGTTTATTAGCATTAACCGGTTGCGGGACTGTAGATGCAACTTATCAATCCACAAAAGGTATCGGTCAATCTGCTATCGGCGGGGTAGGTAATGTAGTTGGCAATGGTGCTAACGATGTATCTAAATCCTTAGGCATCGTTTCCGATACAGCAGGTAAAGTTTTGTCTGGTGGTGGTAAAGTTATTGGTGGTGGCTTAGAACTAGTCGGAGGTGTTGTTAAAGGTACCTCTGATGTTATAGCTCCGCCGGCAGCCCCTGCTCCAGCTAAGTAAGTTCTTGTTTTGCTAAGTGTAGAGCAGCGCCTATAATCTGGTGCATATCGTAATATCTATATTCAGCTAAACGACCACCGAATATTACATTCTTTTCTTGATTTGCGCGCTCTCTATATTTTTTATAGAGAGCGTTGTTTTTTCCATCATTAATCGGGTAATATGGTATTTTAGTACGGTTCCACTGTTCAGGAAACTCTAATGTTATAATAGTTTTATCCTGTTGGCCGAATTCAAAATGTTTATGCTCGATAATTCGAGTGTAAGGAACATTTTCGTCTGTATAATTCATTTGCGCTACACCTTGCAAGTCTTTTATATCTAATATTTTGTGTTCAAATTTTGTAGTACGATATTCTAATTCTCCGTAACAGTAATCGTAAAAAGCATCTATAGGTCCCGTATATACAATTTTACTTGCAAGTTTGTCCCATTTATTTTTACTTTTTAAATAATCTGTATTAACAAAACGCGGTATATTATATAACATCTTGTCAATTATTTTTGTATAACCACCTATAGGTATACCTTGATAAGCATCGTTATAGTAGTTATCGTCAAAATTAGTACGAATTGGTATTCGTTTTATTATTGATGAAGGCAAATCTTTAGGATCTTTCATCCACTGTTTTTTTGTATATCCCTTTATAAAGATTTCATATAAATCTTTACCTATTTCTGATAAACACCATTCTTCTAAATTAGAAGGATTAACAAAAGGAATTTTATTTTTCTCAAGTATTTCTTTTGCAGCAATAGGATCTTTTGCACCAAATACTTGATATAAAGTCAAAAGATTTATAGGAAATGAATAAATTTTATCTTTATAGTTAACTCTAGGTCTGTTTACAAAATGATTAAAAACCGCGAATTGATTTATATAATCCCAAATTTGTTTATTAGAAGTATGAAATATGTGAGGCCCGTACTCATGCACATTAATACCATGTATATTTTGAGTGTATATATTTCCTCCGACGTGACTTCTCTTTTCTAGAACTAAACACTTTTTTTCTCTTTTGTATGCTTCATAGGCAAATACAGCCCCGAATAGGCCTGAGCCTACTATAATATAATCATACATGAAGCTATCTTAGATAACTTACCAGTTTTTGCAACTAAAGTATTTTGCGGTACCTGGCTTAGCGGTAGAGCATTTATGACGCGCTCTAAAAGATTTGCGTCTCTTTGGGTTTGACTTTTTAATACGTAAGTTAGGATCTCCGTAATGTACTCTTTTTAGTTTACCGCCTACTCGAGTACAACGCATATATTTTTTATCTGAACGGGTTGAAGTTTGTTGCCCGGTAACTTTTGTGCAACGAGCGCCTTTCTTTTCTTGTACTTCAACTGGAAAAGACTCTGTAAATTCTCTTAAAAGGTTATCGACTTTCGCTTCAAATTTTTTAAACATATATAATATTTATATTTATTAGTAAATATAAACAGATGAGCAAGAAAAAACGCTTACAGAAACAGAAACAGCAAACTCATAATAACGAAAATGCCAAAGACAAAAGTCCAATAGTCCATCAGGCACAAAAATTAGAAAGACCGGTTACAATACGACAAAGACCGGATTTAACAAATAAACAAAAAGAATTTCTCAAACTAGCTTTAGATAATAACACTAAAGTTATATTCCTTTCAGGCCCTTCTGGCAGCAGCAAGAGCTTTCTAGCTACTTTAGCAGTACTAGAATTAATGAATCTTAAAAAAGTTAGTGATTTAATTTATATTCGTAGTATAGTAGAGAGTAGCGATAATAAGCTAGGATATCTTCCCGGTAATGCAGAAGAAAAACTATCCCCTTACCTCGAACCATTAATGGAAAAACTAGATGAACTACTATTTACTGCTGATGTTAATACCTTAATAAAAGAAAAACGTATTGACGGTAAACCTACTGGTTATCTTCGTGGATTAAGCTGGAATGCTAAAGGTATTATAATGGATGAAGCACAAAACAGTACATACAAAGAACTTACTACGCTCTTAACCCGGGTAGGTCATTTTAGTAAACTTTTTGTTTGCGGAGATCCTATGCAATCAGATATTAACGGCAAATCGGGATTTGAAAAAATGTGTAATATTTTTAACGATGAAGAAAGCCGTAAACAAGGCATTCATGTTTTTTATCTTACCGAAGAGGATATCGTTCGTAGCGAGATTGTAAAATTCATTGTTAAGAAGCTGAATTTGTATAGTAATATAAAATGAAATATTTAGAAAGTTTTTTTTAATACGAGAAAACTGTAAAAAAGAACATATACTCTTCTAAATAATTCTTATGATTTTTGACGAACAAATCTCTCGCAAACCTAATCGCTATCCTTGGACAGAGGATTTTATCGAGTCAATGCATAATGGCTTCTGGACCGATAAAGAATTTAGCTTTAAATCCGATGTACAGCAATTTAAAGTTAATCTTACCGATCAAGAAAGAGAGATTATTATTCGCACCCTATCTGCTATTGGCCAGATTGAAGTAGCAGTAAAGACCTTCTGGGCAAAGCTTGGAGAGAATCTACCACACCCTGCTCTACAAGATCTTGGATATGTTATGGCTAACACTGAAGTTATTCATAATAACGCATACGAAAGATTGCTTACCGTACTTGGGCTTGAAGAAGTCTTCGAAGAAAATCTTAAACTTGCATGGATTCAAGGGCGTGTCACGTATCTTAAGAAGTATACCCATCGTTATTATAAGGATTCTAAAAAGCAGTATCTTTACGCACTTATTCTTTTTACCTTGTTTGTTGAGAACGTATCATTAATGAGTCAGTTCTATGTCATTAACTGGTTTGCCCGCAATAAGAACGTTCTTAAGGATACTGATCAGCAGGTAAAATATACCCGCAACGAAGAAAATATTCATGCTCTTGTTGGTATGAAAATTATCAATACTATTAGAGAAGAGTATTCTGAGCTCTTTGATCAAGATCTTGAAGATAAGATCTTGTCAGAAGCTGTAGAGGCCTACGAGAGTGAAGCCAAAATTGTTGACTGGATGGTCAATGGTATTAAGGAGGATGGTCTTTCAGCTGCACATCTAAAAGAATTTATTAAGGACCGTATTAATGAATCTCTTAGAGGCATCAACTTCCCACCAGCTTTTGAACCTAGCAACGAACTTCTTAAAGACACCAAGTGGTTCAACGAAGAGCTACTCGGTAATAATATGACTGATTTCTTCCATTCCCGCCCTGTAGAATATTCAAAAAAGTCTCAGAGTTTCTCTGAAGACGATTTATTTTAATTAACCCACACGTAAGTAGAATTTACGCTTATGACTAACAAGGATATTTATTGGCTGAATGCCGATTCAAGAAAGTTTCTCGCCCGTGGTTACCTCTTAGAGGGTGAAACTGCTGAACAACGCATTAAAGATATTGCTGAAACCGCTGAAAAGTACCTCGGCATTAAAGGGTTTGCAGATAAGTTTGAAGCCTATATGCATAAAGGGTTCTATTCTCTTGCATCCCCTATATGGGCAAACTTTGGACGTAAGCGTGGTCTACCTATTTCATGCTTTGGTTCGTACGTCGACGATGACATGGATGCTATTCTTTATAAAATTTCAGAAGTAGGCACTATGTCTAAAGCCGGTGGCGGTACTTCAGGATTCTTTGGAGCTATTCGTCCTCGTGGCGCTAAAATTAGTTCTGGCGGAGAGTCTACTGGGGTACATCATCAATTAACAGTATTCGAGTCATTGACTGACTATATCTCTCAAGGTAATGTTCGTCGTGGTTCGTTTGCAGCCTATTTACCGGTAGACCATAAAGATATTGAAGAGTTTCTTAATATTCGTAAAGAAGGAGACACTATTCAAAATCTTTCTATTGGGGTCTGTGTAGATGATAAATGGTTTAAAGAAATGATTGACGGGGATAAGGAAAAGCGCCGCATTTGGGGTAAGGTTATACAAAAACGTTTTGAGTCTGGTTATCCTTACATTTTCTTTACTGATAATGCTAATAAGCAAGCCCCTGAAGTGTATAAGGATAAGAAATTAAAAATTCATCATAGCAATCTCTGTACCGAGATTATGCTCTCAAATGGTCCTGATGAGTCATTTGTTTGCGATCTTTCCTCGTTAAATTTCGAAAAGTGGGATGAATGGAAAGACACTGATGCAGTTGAAACCCTTGTTTACTTTCTCGATTCAGTAATGACTGAATTTATTGATAAGACTGAAAAAATGAAGTTTATGGCTCACCCGAGAAACTTTGCTATTAATCAAAGAGCACTCGGTATTGGGGCGCTCGGTTGGCATACGTATTTGCAGTCTAATATGATTGCGTTCGAGTCGATGGAAGCAAAGCTCATTAATAATCGTATTTGGAAATTCGTCCGGGCACGAGCTGATGAAGCATCTGAAAAGCTAGCAGCTTTACTCGGAGAACCACCATTGCTAAAAAGTTACAAGCGTCGTAACGTAACAACCCTTGCAGTAGCACCTACTACTTCGAGTTCGTTTATTCTTGGACAAGCATCACCCTCGGTTGAACCTCTCAATTCGAATTACTTTGTTAAAGATCTAGCTAAAGGCAAATTCACTTATAAGAACCCATACCTTGAGAATCTTCTTGAAAAGAAAGGCAAGAATACTGAAGGCACTTGGAAGTCTATTCTTGTAAAAGGCGGGTCAGTTCAACACCTTGAGTTTCTTTCTCAAGAGGAAAAGGATGTATTTAAGACATTCGGAGAAATCAGCCAAAAAGAGATTGTCATCCAAGCTGCTGCTCGTCAAAAGTATATTGATCAAGGACAGTCTCTTAATTTAATGGTCCCGCCTAATACTAAGCCAAAGGATGTTAATGACCTACTCATCTTTGCTTGGGAGAACGGTATTAAGAGCCTCTACTATCAGCGCTCGGCAAATCCCGCTCAAGAGCTAGCTCGTTCAATCCTAACATGTTCGAGCTGTGAATCTTAATTTTAATTGATTTTTTAGTTTTAGTTCTATAATTATTATTGCGCGTAAGCGCATTACTATGAACAAACTAACTAACTACAATAATAGTAACCCAGGTAACTATAGAACTTCAACATCCTTTATTGATTCTTTTTTCAATAGGGATCCATTCGAACATCCCTTCTTTTGGGGTGACGTAAGCCGTACAGGAGATACTGTAAGGTTTAAAGAGGGGGACGAGCTCACTGTAGAGGTGGATCTTCCCGGTGTATCCAAGGATAAAACAGTCGTTTCAGTCGAGGGTAGAATTGTTTCGATTGAAGGAGTTCGTAAAGTAATCCACAAGGGTGGATCTCAAGAGGAAACCTTTAGTCGTAGCTTTACCGTTAATAACAGCTATAACTTAGATAAGGCAAAAGCTGAACAGAAAGATGGTGTTCTTACTTTGGTATTTCCTAAGAGTAAAGTGGAAAGCGGTGGCAAGAAGTTTATCGATATTAGTTAATAATATTGCCAATTGATATACAAGGGAGAGAGAAATCTCTCCCTTTTTTATTGTAAGTATTCTTGTGAGACTAGCTATATTATTTTTAACTCTGTTGCTAGCTGGATGCAATATGGTACCTGGTTTAAAAATGCCGGAGTCATGGAAAGGTTTGGGTGGTGGTAGTAAAACTAGTGGAGCAGTAGCAGCTGCAGAAGGCAATAAAACCGGAGTTAGTCAACTTAATGAAATGGATAAAAAAGTCGAAGAAGCACGTAAAAAGATGGAGCAAGATTATGAAACATTTAGAAAAGAATTAGCTGATGCGTATAAGAAAAGAGAAGAAATAGATAATAAAAACTTTAATGAAATTAGTAAAATAAATTTTGGTATATTATACGCTACCGAAGCAAAAAAAGAAACCGATACAGATATAGCCATTGCGTATTTTAGAGCAAAAGAAAATATGTTCCGCTTAGATCCTTTATCTACCTCTATACAAAATCAAATTAAACAAGAAGTAGATAATGATCGTAAAAAAACTTATGGAGATATTTTAAAAAAATATGATAAGCTTTTTGAAGAAGCTAAAGCAGCAGCTGATGCTTATAATAAAGCTAGTGAACTAATTAAACAAAAAGAAGAAGAAAAAACTAGAATTCGAGCTGAAAATAGATCTGCTTTAGATAAACTTAATGCTGATAAAAATGCAGAAATTGAAAGAGTACAAAGAGAAGCTGAAGATAAATTAAAAGCTGCTAAAGAAGCTCAACGTCAGGAATATATAGGTTATATGGTTAAAGCTTTAGTTGGTGTCGGTATAATATTTCTTATAATTGCAGGTCTGATGAAAAGTATTAATTTAGGTATAATTTCTATATCTTCATTTGCCCTAGCTTATACTATCGCTACAGCCCCTGTTTGGGTAATAGGGACAGTTGTAGGTTTAACGGTACTCTCAATGGTAGGGGTAACTATTTACAGTAAAACTAAAGACAATAAACAAGCTACTCCTTTACCGGTTCCTGCTGTAGTTGAGGCTGCTCCTGCACCTGTACGTCAATTACCTCGACGCCTGAAGAAGCGTCGTTAGTTTTATTTTTAACTTTACCTGTTAATTCTTTTATTATTTCTTCTCGCGTTGCAATTAATATGTTAGTACCAGCTTGAGGCAAATTAAGGTACCCGTCATTCTTAAGCTTTTGTATTTCTTTTTTACCTTCTATTTCAAGCTTTTTTACGTCTTTTGCAACTTCAGCTCTTTTATTTTGTATATGTATTTTGTTTATCGTTTCTATTGCCCCCGCACCTGCTGTAATTAGACTTGCAAGCCCGGCCATTTGTTCGGGGTCTCCAGTAGCTACGGTAACTTTCTGTAATTCCTGTACACTCTTTATGCTTAATTCAGCTAGCTTAGCAGAGTTTTTTAGAATAAAGTCTTGTAGCTCTGCATCAGTTTTAGGAGCATCAACCTTAACTTCCTCTGCAGTTGTAACCGTACTAGTTCTAGTAACTACAGCAGTTGCAATAGTAGTATCTGGTGGTTTGCTTAAACCAGCGATAAAATTATCTATCTGATTAATAACGTTCTGATTATCAGAAGGCTGATTGTCAGGTAGAGGAGGATTCATTAAGAATACTTATGGCAAGGATTGATTTATCAAGTTTATACTCTACTATACTCTATATGTTTCCTGTAACTATTAAATTCGTTAAGACACATGACGCAGCCGTGTTGCCTAAGTTTAATCATAGCGATCCTTATGTTGGGGATTCTGGTCTAGATGTTACCGCAGTTAGCGAAATTACTGTACCAGCAAAGGGCTGGGCTATTGCACCGGTCGGTCTAAAGCTCGGTTATATTACACCTGGTTACTGGATTCGTGTCGAAGGCCGATCTGGTGTAGGGTTTAAGAAGCATATTTTTCCTCATTTTGGTATTATTGATAACCCTTACCGAGGAGATATGGGTATTAAGCTTTATAACTTTGGTACAGAAGACCAGATTTTTAAGCCCGGGGATAAGGTAGCCCAGCTTATTGTTTACCCTCTTATTCAAGCTGACGTTGAATGGACTGATCAAGTAGTTGAATCTGCTCGTGGTGAAAAGGGTTTTGGCTCCTCTGACAAAAAATAATGTCTATTAACGAACAACTCAAAAATATTTGGGTAGAAAAATATCGGCCAACTAAACTGGCCGATATGGTTTTGTCTGATACAATGCGCTCTTTTGTAGAAGAGTGTAAGCGTAAAGGAGAAATACCAAATATACTTTTAGTAGGTAATCCGGGTACAGGTAAAACTACGCTCGCTAAAGTAATTGTTAATGAGATTTTAGACGCTCAGTACCTATACATTAACGCTAGCGAAAAGAACGGTATCGACGAAGTCCGTACTTCTATCTTATCGTTTGCGCAGACTAAAAGCATTGATGGAAAGATTAAAGTTATCTTTCTGGATGAATTTGATAACTTTACCGATGCTGGTCAAAGAGCTTTGCGCAATGTCATGGAAGAGTACGCTGGTAATACTCGTTTTATTCTTACTGGTAATTATCTACATCGTATTATTCAGCCCATTCAATCTCGCTGTCAAGTCTTTACCGACTTCACACCCCCTATTAGAGAATATGCTAAGAGAATAGTTTTTATTCTTCAAAATGAGCAGATAGCTTTTGACGGAGAGCAAGTTGAACATCTTAAAGAAGTAATACGTTATAACTACCCCGATCTACGTAAAATTATTAATTACGTACAGCGTAACGTTATTGACGGTAAACTAGGTATTAAAGGCACTATCAATAACGAGGAGTTTGCTCAAGAGATTTTAAACAAAGTTATAGATAGAGAAGATCTCATGTCTTTGCGTAAACTCGTCATTGAAAGTGAGCAGACGTTCGGCAATGATTATCCTAAATTACTTAAAGACCTTTTTAATGCTATTTATAAAAGTTCTTTGTTTGAAGATAAAAAGAGACTTGCATTACTGCAAGTCTCTGAAAGTCTCTATAAAAGTTCTTTAGTGATGGATCAAGAAATTAACTTCTTCAGCTGCCTTATTGCTTTGGCTCAGCTTCTGCACTAGCCCAAGGCGGCCAGTTGTAAAAGGGATCGTTAGAGTTACCTGGCTTTGCAGGGGCTTCTTTAGTTAAAGCTTCCCCTGTTTCGTCTATTTCTAACCCTAAAGCTTGTCTGGACAATTTACTTGCTAAGGCTGCTTTTTCAGAGTTTTCGTCCATTGGTTTATTAGACCAGCATTCATCTTTTAGAGAACCATCCTCATTCCAACATTCATCAATAGCTGTCTTTGTCTCTCTATTCCAGCATCCTGGTTTTACCATGTTTTCTTCTACTTGCTGTCTTTTACCGAATAATAACTTTTCGTCTCCTTCTGAAACATCTCCAGCTGCAACAGCTGTATCTTCAGTAAGAATTTGGGCGTAAATATTTTCTAGAGCTTCTACGTTTTCTTTTAGAGTTTTTGGCTTAGTTTGATTTTTTGGTAAAGCTTTAAATTTAGATGGCTTTTCATCATTATAACTATTTGCCCCTGGAAGTTTATTAGCGTTCTTTTCAGGCAGCTTATAATCTCCCTTTTTAGCATGTGTTTGATCCTCTCCTACTTTAGTCTGTTCATCAGTAGCTGGATTTTTTCTTGTAGATTTTTTGGCAGGTTGTTGATATGTAGTATTTTTTGAATCTCCTTTTACTGCATCGGATACTGAAGGTAGGTTTACACCGGTATCAATAGTTTCAACAATATCTAAAGGTATGGTAACTAAATTACCAAAATTACCTGGAGCAACTTCTTGATAAAGGTCAGCATGGGTGGCCGGTAAATTTAAATAGCCAAAAGAACCATATTGGGCATCTGGAGTATGCAATCTACCTAAGCGCATATTCATACCAGATTTAGCTATATCTTCCAAACGCTGCTTGATAGTTTCAGGCAGCTGTTTATAGCTATCAGCTGACTTGTAGCCGTCTTTAAGTTTTACAACATCTCCCTCGAGGAATCCGTGACCTTGTTTAAAACGGTTGTATATAGTCTCATAGAGAGGGACAAATTTGCTGTTCTTCATAAAATATGTAATATTACTTATGGTTTTTATTATCTATTCCTAAGTATTAAAAATGGCAAGTATTACTTTTAATGTTTTCAAAAAAACAGAAATAACTACCAACAAGTATTTATATTCAGATTTACATTTAGATTTTACTAATCCAGTAGATACAGATGTTAAAGCAGATTACGATATGAATGCCATAAGGAATTCTATTAAGACTTTGTTTAATACCCTACCTGGCCAAAATTTGTTAAATCCTGATTATGGATTAAATTTATTACAGTACTTGTTTGAACCGGTATCATCGACTATAGCCCGTATTATAGGTGCTAAAATAGTTAAAGACGTTACAATCTACGAACCCCGCGTAAGAGTACAAAACGTTAACATAGACTTAAACCCCGACGAGCAAATGTACATAGTTACATTAAGTATTTCAGTGCCATCTCTTAACAAAAACGTACAAGTAGTAGGAACTCTCAACAAAGAAGGTTTTTCTTTATTAGTATAAAATGAACACAGCATCAGATTCAACAGATCTCAATATAGGTAAAAACGAATACGTTGCATTTGATGCTGTTTCGTTAAAAGATTTTATTCGTACTAAACTGTCTAACAGTGGTCTTTTTACCGATCAGGCTTACGAAGGGTCTAACCTCAATGCAATAAACAATATTATTTCATATTCATTTCATACATTAATGTATTACATGAATCAAACTGCTACTGAAAGTATGTTTAATGAAGCGCAGTTATATGAAAATATTAACCGTATTGTTAAACAGCTTAATTACTCTCCAGTAGGCGCTCAAGCTCCAACTTTAAGTTTTGCAGTTTCAGCAACTTCGCAGTTAGGTATAGGCACATACACAATACCTCGCTACACTTTTATTAGAGCAGGCAATGCCCCTTATTCCTTTAACACAGACGTTACTTTTACAAAAACAGTAACAGGTTTGCAGGTTTTAACTGAAGTAGGTAATCAATATCTCTTATACCAGGGCAAGTATATTGAATATCCTCTTTATACTGCTAGAGGAGAGTCTAATGAAATAGTTTTTATAATACCAGGTAACAATAATATTATAGATCATTTTAATATTGACGTTTATGTAAAAGATATAGATACCGGTCTTTGGTCCCAGTGGTCTCGTACTGAATCTCTTTATCTAGAGAACGCAACCGCGGCTAAGTTTGAAATAAGATTAAACGAAAATAAAAATTACGAAATTAAATTTGGAGATGATATTAACGGTCGCCAGTTAAAACTTAACGATATTATTGCAGTTTATTATTTAGAAACACTCGGTGCTGCAGGAGAAGTAGGTACCGGAGCAATAAACGGTCGCCAAGCTGCTCTTTATAATACTATACAGTTTAATCAAATTGCAGCTAATGTAATAAGTTCAGACTTAACTTTATTAACCGATGTTAATATAACGTATTTAAACTATACCAACGACAATCTTTCTACTTCTTATACTCCTATAGAGTCGGTAGATAGTATACGTAAGTACGCGCCTGCTTCATTCAAATCTCAATTTCGTCTAGTAACTCCAAATGATTTTGTATCTTATATAAAATCTGCTTTTGCAAATATTATTAATGATGTTAAAGTTTATAACAATAACAGCTATATTACTAATCATATAAAATATCTTTACGATATAGGTCTTACAAACCCGGGCAGTGATTATAGAGTATTATATAACCAAGTTAATTTTGCTGATAGCTGTAATTTTAATAATGTTTATGTTTACGCTTTACCTAAAGCAACAAAACTTTTAAACGTTAACTACGTTAGTTATTTAACCCCTGCTCAAAAACAGCTTATTATTTCTAACGTAGAAGATAAAAAGATGCTTACCTCTCAGGTCGTTATAATGGACCCGGTTTATAAAGCTGTTTCTATAGGTACCCAGTATCAACAACTTACATTGACTGATGTTGCAAGCTCTACTTTGGTTGTAGCATTAAATGATAATGCTAAAGTTGTACCCTCTGTAATTAAAGACAAAGTTAGAACTATTCTTACTACATATTTTGATCCGGTAAGCGCGGTTTTAGGATCAACCGTTAACCCTAATGAATTAACTAATCAAATTCTTTCTATAGATGGCGTTAAGACTGTTACAACTGAAAATAATGGAGTCGTTACAAACGGAGTATCTTTAATAGTATGGAATCCGTCTTACCCTGAACAAGACATTACTGTAACTACCAAAACGTTTACTTTATCTAATTTTCAAACCATCTATTTAGATAGAATAGAGGAAATAATGGCTAGAGTGGTAATATTACCAGGTTTAAGCCAAACAACGTCTATTATTAACTTCTAAAGATGGCTTTATTACAGAGCAATAGTATATCAGGCATTTCGGTAATAGGACTTTCTAGTTTACCGTTAAGCGGTTTTACTAAAGCAACACCCTTTACTTGCTCTGTAGTACCTAACGAAGGATTCAATGAAGCATCTGTAACTCAAACATACTATTTAATATGGTGGTTTGGTGACGGAACATACGAACTGGGATATAACGTACAACACACGTATGACTGGCCCGGTATATACGAAGTAAAACTTGGAGCTTTTAATTTTAATAACAGTTTTATTTCGGTTTCTGGTAGTTCAGGTACTGATACACTCTCATCTTTACTTTTACGTATAGGTAGTACTGATTTTAATTTAATCGGGCCTGGCATTCAGCAGCTAACATTTTCAACTCTTATAACTGCAGGTAATTATTTAACAGATAATCTTACTTGGAATTATACCGCATGGCCAGACTTAAGTTCTGGACAGCCCGGTACGTATGGAGCAATTTGGCACGGTTATCAGTCATGCAAATCAGGTACTGTTAGCGGTGCTATACCGCTTGCGTTTAATTTTACAGCTAATAGTACCGTATTAAGTAGTATTGTTTTTGATTTTTACTCAGAAAATTCTTTTTCTCAACCTGCTTCTGAAGTTTTACCGTCTCAATATAGTAGATTAAGACCCCAATGGCGGTTTACCACTATACCTAGCACAGATACAGAAGACGGAGACATTTTTACTTCTTATACCCCACTAACTAGTACTGAAGTTCGTATTTTATCATCTGGTGTACGCTCAGATAACGGGGTCTTAGTAGGGCATACCGGTACAATATATTTTTATTATATTGATGATCTTCCATCTCAGTATACAACTGTTATAACTACATATGATAGTGGTTTGGGTTACGTATATACTTTATCAGCAGGTATAAATACACCCACTTTATGGATTAGATATAATACTGAAAAAATATATAACCCGCAAAAATTTGAATATGGTAATTCTTTTTCATATTCTAACTCTTTAGTCGCTCTTTCTAGTCAATACTACATACAAGCATTAGTACCAGATCACATTTCTTTTACTCTTGATGGCTATTTACCTTTATACCCTACGTATTGGCCTCGTGTTGAAAGTAAATTCATTACTACAGTTAATAGCCCTATCTATACTGATACTAGAGCGTATTTGTCTGACAAACCTTTGTTACAGTTACCTTATGTCGGGTTAATTAATCAGTTTAATACAGGTAATATAGTTAATATTTCTCTTTCTGCTAACAGCTCTCCTACCAATTCAGCTATAGCTACTTTTAATGATAGACCTTTATCTTTAAGCGCAAATTCTATAGGCACAATAGCAGTATTAAGTAATTTTGCATCTGGTTCTTTTGTTCGTTATAATGATGATGCTAATTATACAGGCGGCTGGTTTGAAACTACTGTTATTCCATACTCAGTAGGCACTATGCAACTTTCAGGTATAGCGCCTATTAATCTTTCGACTTCTGAAGGCGGTATTACTTACGTTTTAGATCCATCTGCAAGCCCTTTAAGTGGTTTTAATCCAAACACTTTAATTATACCGGGTAATATAGTTACCGCGCCCGTATCTGGGTCTAGCGCGCAAATACAAGTAATTGATTTTTATAACACTCTTTACTCTCGTAAATTTAATGAAGGGTTTGATTACGGACCGACTTTAAAACAATATGCTTTACAGTCAACTATTAATGAAAACTCAGTATTCTTTGATAGTTATTTAACTACTGTTGCAGGTACTAGCGCAGAAGTTGATGAAAATTTTGGTACAAAAATATACGAAAAAATAGCTAATTTTACAGCTAATGTTGCTGACCCCGTAACTTGTAATATAAATGAATTTTATTCTATAGCCAAATCTTTACAAGTAGAATACGATAACTATAATTTTAAATCTCCGCCTGCTTTAAGACAGGTCTTTGATACGTTTTCTATACCACAAAGCAAACTTTGGGGTGCTCGTTCATTATTTAATAGAGATTTTACTCTTTCAGCTCATTCAAACTTAGGTAGAATATTAACTGCTTACAATATAGACACTGCTATAGTTTCAGCCGGTCAAAAAATAGTTGTAAACAGTATTGTCAATTCTCAATATTTTGAACTTATAGAAGTACCTTTTATTACTTCATATTCAGTAGTAACAGCACTTAATTTACAATACTTATTTCCTACTACTGCATATCCAATTAATACATATCCGCTTTCATCTTATCCACTAAGCGCCTTTTTTGGTTCGGGATTACAGACCCCAATAAAACTATACTATAAATTCTACGTTTACGATTCTACCCCTAATTTAACTCAAGCCGAGGGTGTTATTAACTGGGATGATGAATACACAACTCTATCTGAGCATGTTTCTTCTAATGTAGACTGGGTAAAAGATGGTGGTAGACTTGAACAAATATTTAATTTTAACATTCATAAAGGTTTAGGTTTAATCGAATAACATGGCCTCTTCAACTTTAATTACTGCTGCTTCTAACACTATAACTACTGCAACAGCAGGAGATAAAATTAAACCGTATTCATTTCAAGATTGGAAAACTCGTAATGAAAACGTTGCAACTAATGATGCTTTTAAACTTTATACTAGTTACGTAAGAAATTGGTATATTAATAATAATGAGCAGCAAGTTAAAGCAATAGATGCTGTAAAAAAGTATTATAAAAACTTTTTATTAGAGATCGGCATAGCCCCTCGCACTCCTGCTGAAAAATTATTTTTTGAAAATGTTATAATAGATAACGATACTAGTTTACAGGCAGTAATCGTAGCATATGCTCGACGTATGAAGGATATTGCAGTGTATTTAGCTAATAAACGTAATCAAATTGGTTATACTAAATTAAAATATAATCTAGTAGGTACTAATGTATCTTTAGAGCGTTTATTTTATACATATCTTCTTAATGCTTTCACTCGTAAAACCACAGCTAATGCGTCTATTGTTACAAGTCTTACTATTACTGACCCTAATATTTTAAATGTTTTACCCTTATTACCAGACATATCAAAAACGTTTACTATAGAAATACAAGAATTATATGATACTAGTAATTATTTGGACCGAGACCCAAATGTTTTACCTAGTAAATATATTCAACAGGAACCTGATGTTTCTATAGATCTTTACACTTCTGGGGATTATGATATTCCAGTAGATTATTTAATAGCAGAAGTTATAAGCGCAGCAGCAACATCTTAATAAATCTATGGCAGCTACATATTATACATTTGTTGGCGACAGTACAACCACAACTTTTTCTACACCAGATATAACATCATCTGATGCTAATAGCTATATTGTTACTGTCGATGGTATTACTCAAATACCCAATACAAATTATAGTGTAAGTTTGCCTAATAAAACCATAACATTTGTAGAACCCCCTCCAATAAATACCAATGTACTTGTAGTACCACGTTAACCTATGCCTACTTTAAATAAAGTTCATACATCGATGATAACCGGCCTGGATAATACTTCAGGTTATTCAGGTTATTCTGGACAAGCAGGCTCTGCTTCGGCTTCCGGTTATTCAGGCTATTCAGGTTTTAGTGGTGTAAGCGGCTTTAGCGGTTATTCCGGATTTAGCGGAGATAGTGGTTTTAGCGGCTACTCAGGCAGATCTGGTTTTAGCGGCTTAAACGGTATTAGCGGCTATTCAGGTTATTCTGGTTTAGAGGGTTCCGCCGCCGGTTCTGGATATAGTGGTTTTTCGGGATATTCCGGATCAGGCATTTCAGGATATAGTGGTATAAGCGGTACTTCAGGGTACTCTGGTATTTCAGGATACTCTGGTATATCAGGTTATAGCGGTATAAGCGGTTATAGCGGTATAAGCGGTTATAGTGGTATTAGCGGTTATAGTGGTTATAGTGGTATTTCAGGGTATAGTGGATCTGGAACATCCGGGTACTCAGGTATTTCTGGTTTTAGTGGTGTCTCCGGTTATTCTGGTCCGAGCGGTTATTCTGGCACTGGTGGTGGTAGCGGCTATAGTGGAGGTAGTGGTTATAGCGGCATAAGTGGGTACAGCGGTATTAGCGGGTATAGTGGTATAAGCGGTTACAGTGGTCCGCAAGGCACGTCTGGTTATTCTGGTACTTCTGGTTATTCAGGTTACTCAGGTACAATTGGTTATTCTGGTATTTCTGGTTTTAGCGGTACAGCCGGTGGTTCGGGTTATAGTGGTCCGCAAGGCACGTCGGGGTATTCAGGTATTTCAGGCTACTCAGGAGCTTTAGGTATTTCTGGTTATTCTGGTATAAGCGGGTATAGTGGTCAGCCGGGCGCTGCTTCTTCATCAGGGTTTTCAGGCATTAGTGGTTATTCAGGTATTAGCGGTTATTCTGGTATTTCAGGCTATAGCGGTTTTTCCGGTTATTCTGGTATATCAGGTTCCTTAGGGGTTTCTGGTTATTCAGGTATTAGTGGTTATTCAGGGTATTCGGGTATATCGGGATATAGTGGTATTAGTGGTTATTCAGGGTATTCAGGTATATCGGGGTATTCAGGCCCTAGTGGTTATTCTGGTATTCCT